AATGACTTCGTTTGATGTACCTTTATCTTCAGCCAGTTATATTGGGCAATCTTTTGAAAGTTTCGTGAAACGTATTGGTAAGAATATGATTTACGTTAAAATTAAAAATATTGTTGGAAATACATGGCAAACAAGCGAATCATGTGGATTTTGTATTGGTGGACACAATTATGTGTTTAATAATCATACATTTCCTATTATTTCACAAAAATGTACAATGCAAATTATTGACAATAATCAAAATGGTGTTAGTGATTGTATTGAAACAACATTGTTTGAGGAAAATCTGAGTCGCAATGTAAAGCGTGATTTTGTTTTTATCAAAATAACTAATTTACCTCCAAAGAAAGATATTACAAATCTTTTTGCAAAAGATTCTTTGAAAGGTACTCATAAAGGTAGTTATGTTGTTAAAAATGAATTTGGTGATATTGAACTAATAAAAGTTAATTGTATCAAAAAACAACTAATGAATATTCGAGGTGAATTTCATGGTAGCTTAGATTTATGGGTAGGACATCCTGAACAAGTGACCAAGTATGGTCACTGTGGAGGATTATTACTTAGTGATTCAGCTTTTGGACCTATGATTCTTGGTTTTCATGCAATGAAGGATGAAAGAAATGATGCTAGTATGGCTATACCATTTTATGATACAGATGTGATGAAAATCAAGCAGGCTAACCCAATTGTTAGTTGTAATGAACCAGCTTTGTCTGCACCCAACGCACCAACCTCTTTGGTGAGTTTACACAATAAGAGTGTCTTTAGATACATAGAGACAGGTTCTGCGAGTGTTTATGGATCATTTAGTGGTTTTAAACCTAAGATGAAAAGTAATGTTAAACTCTCAACTATAGCCAAAAATTTGATGCAGCGTGGTTGGAAACTAAAACATGGAGCACCTATTATGAGCGGTTGGACGCCTTGGCGTATTGCTGCTTTGGACATGGTTAAACCAGTTACTCAAATTAATGAAAGTTTATTGAGAAGATGTGCAGAGGATTTCAAACGTGATATCTTCTCCAAAATTGATAAGTGTGAACTTGCCCAAGTTTGTGTATTAGATGATATTACAACACTCAATGGTGCTAATGGAGTATCATACATCGATAAAATTAATAGAAACACGAGCGCCGGATTTCCTTGGAAAAAGTCTAAGAAATATTTTATGTATGCAGACCCAACCGAGGCAATGCCAGATGCAATAGGCGTCACTCAAGATATTGAAGAACGTGTTCTTGATTGTATTAGCAAGTATGAGAATTGTGAACGATATATGCCTGTGTTTACAGGACACCTTAAGGATGAAGCCACTTCATTTAAAAAGATTAAGATGTCTAAAACACGAGTCTTCACAGGAGCTCCATTGGATTATACCATAGTAGTGAGGAAATACCTTTTATCTGTCATTAGATTAATGCAAAATAATAGATTCATATTTGAATGTGGACCTGGAACCATTGCACAATCTCTTGAATGGCAACAAATAGGGCAATTTATCACACGATTTGGTAAAGATCGCATGATTGCTGGAGATTATAAAGCCTTTGATAAGAGCATGCCACCATGTGTTATTTTAGCTGCTTTTGACATTATATATGATATTTGCAAAGAAGCTGGTTATACACAAAAAGAATTAAATGTGGTACGTAGTATTTCAGAAGATACTGCTTATCCATTAGTAGATTTTAATGGTGATCTTGTTCAATTTTATGGATCTAATCCTTCAGGACATCCGTTGACAGTTATTATTAACGGTTTAGCGAATTCTCTTTATTTGCGCTATGTATATGCGACTCTTTCACCTGAACAATCGGCTGAAAGGTTCCAGGAACACGTAGCTGTTATGACTTATGGTGATGATAATGTTATGGGTGTTTCTGAAGATATTGATTTCTTTACACACACTAGTATTCAGAATGTGTTAAAGGAAGTTGGTATCACTTATACAATGGCAGATAAAGAAGCTGAATCTGTACCATTCTTACATATCAATCAAGTTAGTTTTCTTAAAAGAGAATGGCGATTTGATAATGAGATTGGTGCAGTTGTGGCCCCTTTAGAGATCGATTCAATTGAGAAAATGGTCTTAATAGGTGTGGCTTCAAAAACTATCACACCAGAAGCTCAAAGTATAGCAACAATTAGTAGTGCTATACGAGAGTATTTTTGGCATGGTAGAGATGAATTTGAGCAAAAACGAGCTATATTCATGGATATCATCCATGAAGAAAATCTTGAACCTTACATAATTGACAATCCGTTACCCACATGGGAACAATTGCGTAAGGAATTCTGGAATTCATCAAAACATGTGACTATGTAAGTCACGCATACACCTGGAATGTGTTTAAACTTAACCTGTGTACAATACACATAGTATTGTCTTATATGTAGATTAGTTCTCTACATATTCGTAAAACAAACTGGTAAATGTATATCGAGGCCTGCACACCGTGAAATGTGCAGAGGTAGCCCCATGGTACCAGATCCATGGGATTTCACTAGTCTACCAATCCTTAAGAAGGATTCTAGTGAAATGAATGGTAGTTTAAGTTTGTCAGATGATGATGAAGATAAAATTGTTGATGAATTTCTGGAAACTATGCGTTCTAAAAAACGTAAAATTACTTTGCAGAGTAATTTGTCTCATCCAGATACTGTAGTTGATGATTTCGTTAAAGCTACACTTCAATCTAACCAAGAGCAGGGTGTTGTTGGCAATGAAGTTGAAGGTGAGAAAATTGAAATTGTTTCTTATGATCAATCTGAATCTGAAGGTCATCTTAGTGCTGCTGCAATCTATGATGATGTAGCATCCAATATCTATACAGGAGATTTCGAGTTAGGTGATTTCTTGAGTCGACCTGTTGAGATTAAGAGTGGTGAGTTTGATGTAGGTTCAAATTTCACAACTGTTGGTATTTTGCCTTGGTCATTATTTTTGAATGATGCTGCAATTATTAAGAAAATTTCTAATTATAGTTATATTCAATGTAAATTAAAAGTTAAGATTGTTATTAATTCTACTCAATTTATTTATGGTTTATATGGTATGTCTTATCACCCACATCATACATGGAATCCTATTTCATCTAATGGTGATGATTTTAGATGTTTATCACAACGTCCGACTATATGGATTGAACCCCATAAAAATAAGGGTGGTGTGATAGAATTACCTTTTTTCCATTATAATAATTGGTTGAAATTGGATCATATCAATGATTCTATTGATATGGGCAAGCTGACGCTTTATCAGGTGGTCCAATCTCAAGCAGCTAATGCTGATCTCACCAACAAACCATCTTATACTGTGTACGCATGGGCAGAAGATGTTAAATTATGTGGTAATACAGTTAAAGCTGTTTTGCAGTCCAAGAAGGATGAATATGGTAATAAGCCAATTTCATCTATGGCATCTGCAGTGAGTAGTGTTGCTGAATCGTTAAGTAACTTACCAGTTATTGCACCATTTGCCAAGGCTACTCAAATAGGAGCTGATGCTGTTGGTGCAATATCTTCAGTATTTGGTTTTACTAATGTTCCTGTTATTGATAATGCTGTCCCATACAAGAGTATGCCATTTCATGGTTTAGCTTCTACGGAAATTAGTAATGTAGTTGATAAATTAACATTGGACCCTAAGAATGAATTATGTATTGCACCTGGTACCGTTGGATTACCAGATGTCGATGAATTAGCCATTCAACACTTGATTTCCAAGGAAGCTATTCTAACGACAGTAGATTGGGAACAAACAAGTGCTCAGGATACTAGTTTATTCAGATCACAAGTTACACCCACAATGTGTAATCCTAGTGGTGAAGCTAATCAGACAAAATTGTTGGATACACCATTGGGTATGGTATCTAGATTGTGTTCAAATTGGCGTGGTGATATTATTGTGCGAGTTAAAATTATTGCTTCCCAGTACCATAGAGGTCGATTGCGTGTTTCTTATGATCCTACAGGTGATATTTTTACGAACCCAGTATCTACAACTGTCGTACAAACCAAGATTATTGATATTAGTGATCAAACTGATATTCAATTTCGCATCCCTTATATGGCAGCAACTTCATGGTTACGTACACGTGATGGTTTACATCATGATTATGAAATCACAACAGCTGATTCTACGATGACATATGATGAAGATTTCCACAATGGACGTTTCCAAATTCGTGTTCTGAATCCCTTAACAGCACCAATCAATACAGCAACAGCTAAATTGGTTATTTCTGTTAAGGGAGCTGATAATTTTGAAATTGCTAATCCAAGTGATATCAATTTTGGTCAGACCGGTTTACCTAGTCCGTTTACAGTTCAGAGTAATATGAAATCGGGTACCATTGATGATGAAACTGGTGAAGAAGTTTGTACAATGGTTATGGGATCAGTGGCTATACCTCCCAAAAATCGCTATCTCGTCAATATGGGTGAACAATTCCAATCATTGCGCACTTTATTGAGGCGATCTTGTATGATTAATAATGAATTAGCTTTACGTACAGGAGCTGGTGTTAATTCCACTCAGTTTTACAAGTATACTATGACTAAATATCCACCTAGTTATGGGTATGATACTAATGGTATGCATAGTGCTGAGGGATTGGTAACACCAGCATCTGATTTCAATTTTAATTATGCATCAGTGACACCATATACATGGATTGCTCCTTGCTTTGTTGGGCAACGTGGATCTATGATTTGGCATTTCAATGCTAGTTTCACTGATGGTGTGGATAGTGTTAAAGTACGAAGGATAACGGAAACCGATGTAGATACTCAAGCTGAGTTGCGCGTTATCACTAGTAATTACGCTAGTGGTAGTTATAGTGATTCAGCAAGAAATTCTATTTCAAAATCTGGACCTGGCGTATCTGGATTAAGTCTTGTGAATCAACGAACTCAAGCAGGCTTATCTGTATTGATGCCACAATATTCTAAATACAGATTTGTTTCCACTGATCCAGCCAATGCCACATATGGCCGTGATTCAGATGACACGGAAAACGAGAAGTTTGTTGTGGAAATGGTTGTACCAAATTCCACTGATAACACACCTTGCACCTATGAGAGATACTCATCAGTTGGAACGGATTTTAATCTGTTCTATTTTTTGAATGTTCCTCCAAGGTATGTTTACGCACTTCCAACAGCAGGCGCATCTCCTTAAGATGCAAAATAAAACTATAAAGAGAGAGCATTTTTATGCAATCTGTCGGTACGGTCGACATAGTCTCCATTCGGAGTTTTAAAGTTTCGTAGTCCTATTGGACTTTCGTGCTAACTGAAAGATATATTTGTCTTTGGTCTCAATGAGAGCATATGAACAAATAACTATTGGAAATATTTTTTAAGTTACGAGAGTCCCCCGGGACTTTTGTAATAAATTTTTTATAATTTTACTACCAAACAATAGTCGTAATCTTTTAAGGAAGCACCGCTCATTAGCCG